TCCCGCTGCGCCGCTACGGTAACTTCATCATCAGTGGTGAGACGCCGGATGGGGACAAGTACGTTGAGTTCTTTGAAGACTCCAAGACTGGCGAACGTGCGCTGGACGCGTTGAAGGCCAGTGGCTATACCTTCGATCAGGACAAGCCGTTCCTCAAGTCTGAGGCAGCGCGAGACGTCAACACGAGCGCACTGCCGCAGCTCATGGCCAAGCTCAACCAGCGGCTAGGTGGCAACCCGGCGATTCAGAAGCAGGTAGAGAACGCGCTGAACTCGCTGATCGCCACTAGCGCCTTTCGGCAGAGCCAGTTAGAGCGCGAAGGGATCGCCGGCGCCAGCTTGGACATGCGCCGCGCATTCGCGGAACGCGCCATGTCCGGCTCGTGGGCCATCGCTGACATCAAGACGTCCTTCGATCGCAGCAACACACTCAACGCGCTGAGAGACGACGCCCGTAAACGGGACGACCAGAAGGCGCAGGACATCGTCAAAGAGTTGGAGGCGCGGGAGAAGACCGTCGAAAAATCCCGGGTCGCTTCTAAGGTCGACCAAGCCGTCGGTAAGCTGGGGTTCTTGTGGTATCTGGCCAGCCCGTCCTATGCCGCCGTCAACGCCACTCAGCCGTGGCTGGTGACGCTGCCGGACCTTGGGGCACGCTACGGTACTACTCGGGCCACGGCGGCCATGGCGCGCGCCTGGGGGCGTACCGTGGCCAAAGTGGCTAGAGAGAACGTCGACTACTACAGCAAAAAGATCGGCCAGCCGCCGTCCGACGATATGTGGGCGCGCATCGTGCAGGGGCTGCCGGGAGACCAACAGCGCGCCATCGCGGAGCTGCAACAGCGGGGGACTATCGACGCTACGTTCAGTCAAGAGCTGTTCCTGACATCTCGTGGTGGGCGCTACGACTGGACGGACGCGCTGCTCAGTTCGACGCGCGCGCTGCCGCAGACAGTCGAGATTATGAACCGCGTCATCACGGCATCGGCCGCTTACGAACTACACAGCGGTACGCATGAACAAAAGGTAGACGCGGCGCACGACGCCGTAAACCGCACGCAATTTGACTACAGTCAGGAAAACGCCAATCGACTGTTCCGACAGCCGTCGGCGCGGGCGTTGCTGATGTTCAAGAAGTACGGGCAAGGCATCTACGCGCTGACCATTCCACAAGTCCTGCGCTCTATCAAAGGCGGGCCAGAAGGCAGGCAGGCGCGCAAGTTCATGGCGCTGTTCCTGCTGACACATGGCATGGCCGCCGGTGCCTTGGGCTCACTGTTCGCTGAGCCTGTGCGGTTCGCGGCGGGGCTGACTGGACTGATTTTTGGGTGGGACGAAGACGAGATCGAGCGGGAAGTGAATCTGGCGGTGTCGGAAGCGTTAGGGCCGAAAGGCACTGAGATGTTTCTCTACGGGCTGCCAAGGGGCATGGGCATGGATCTGGCCGGGCGCGTCGGACTTGGGAACATCGTGTTCATGGGGCAAGGGGCACCGGCACGTAGCGCGCAAGAGTGGTGGGAAGGCGTGCTGATCGGCGCGCTCGGCCCAATCGGGGCCATCGGGTCCAGCGTCGCGCGCGGCATCGATTACGTCCGGCAAGGAGACGCTATGAAGGGCGTTCAGTCCATGGTGCCAAAGGGCATCCGCGACCCGCTGTCTGCTGCGGCGTTGCAGGAAACAGGTGTCACGCGCCGAACCGGAGAAACGCTAGCCGAGCCAGAAGAGTTCACGGCGTGGGATGCTACGCTTCAAGCTATCGGCTTCACTCCAGCGAAGAAGGCCCGTGCTTGGGAGATCAGCAACATCGTACAGGGAATGGCGGGTCCGCAAGCCGAGCCTCGTGCGAAGCTAGAGCGCCTGTCTCAACAGTTCGTCAACGCCGAGACTGGCGCCGAGATGGACGATATCTGGAAGAAGGTGCAGCAGGTCAACGCTGTACTTCCGCCGCGCGCAAAAAAGCGGTATGGGGATTTGCTCAAGGCAAGACGCGCAAGAGCGCGCAGAGAGCGGGAACAGATCGGTGGGTACTACATCGACAAGAAGTGGCGCGGCATGGTCGACCCGCGCTTCGAGAATTTGGTGCAGTGATGGTGTCGCCATCACTGCACCAGTGGCGGCATTAGCCGACTGCGGACAAGGCGGCCTTCGGCTCCTCCTCCGTCTGGGTCAGCGGAGCCAGCACATAGCCGCGCTCGTAGGCTGCGGCCAGCCACGGCAGAACGTGCGTAGCCATGACCTTTTTCTGCATGGCGATGCTTCGCTCCGGGTCGGCAGCGCCGTCGTTAGGCGTGAACTCCATTGCGTTGTCGATCACATCGCTGATGACAGGCGAAAACTTCGCACGCTGCTCGTAAGCCTCCATGCGGGCTTTGGACTTGAACTGCTTGCCGTCGTCTGCGATATACTGTGTGCGAACTACTTCTCGGCCCATAGGAACCCCCAAAATGGCTGAAAATGGTGAAAGGCGCGATCCTAAATCGCACCGCACGCCGGGTCAAATCCGGCGGCAGGTGAAAGGATACAACCACCGGCCTGAAAATATCAAGAAGCGCGTTATGCGCGATCAGGCTAGGCGCATCCTAGAGAAAGAAGGTAAGGTCTCCAAAGGAGACGGCAAGGATGTTGGGCACAAGAAACCAGTCAGGAGTGGCGGGACCAACGCCAGGTCGAACCTACGTGTCGAGTCCCGCAGCAAGAACCGAGCAAAGTCTGGCGGCAAGAACCAGCACACCTAGTCGATTATCGGCGCTAAGCTGCCGATGCCCTCTTTGACGTCGGCAATCAGATCGTCGAAGTAGCCATTTAGGTGGGGGTTGTCCACCTCCGTTATGGCGATTTTCACTCTGCCGCCCGCCCCCAGTGACGACGAAACCCCGGTCGTAAGCGTCGCTACGGATAGCTCAAACTTGTAGCGTTTGAGTCCGCTTGTGATGCTGGAAATGGGGACGTTGTGGTGCTTTTTCAGCCACGTTTGCATGTGGGTTAAGTTGACAATTAGCAGTCCGTCTTTTACACCAATACGGGCAGCGATCGGCAGTCGGACTTGGGCCTCATCGATAGGGCGCAATAGCGCCTCTTTCTTGTGGCGCCCACGCCGCCGGGCCATAGTATGGGGCGTTACGATGATGTGTTGTGGATGGTCTTCAATATACTTCAGCACCCAACCAAGCGGGCCTGACTGCATCTTTGCCGGAGTCCCGACCAGGTCTCGCTGTAGTTTGTACTGCTCCAGCAAATATTTCTCCAACCTGTCCAGGTCAAATTTCAACAGCTTGATCTGTGAAACGATGTAAGCAGCCGCGTATATACAGACGATTGTCGACATCCAGAATCGCTCGGCCGGAGTCGGCACCAATTGTTTTGCGAACTTCTCCCGAACGACACCAAGAATGCTCGGCAGCTTTTCCCTGTTTTTCGCCAGCGCCATAGCATACACTTCGCCCGCAACCCCATAGTGCCGATTCAGCAAAGCAAAGCGATGCTCCAGGTTCCGTTTTGTCGCGCTCTCCGGTAGCGGCGGCATGGTGACCTCGAACAACCGCATCAACCCGGCGTCTGATCCACCGGCCATGTACGCCACGGTCTCCCGCAGGGGGTCGTTTGTTCCTACGCACACTTGCGCATACCAGTCGCGCACGGTTTGGAGCGACGCATTCCTGTTAAGTCTGAGCTTGCCTTTGCCTTGCGTCGTTCCGAAGATCAGCTTCACCGCCTGTTCGACTACGCCGGCCATCCGCACCTCGTCCCAATACAGGGGCAAGTTGCGAATGATTTCCATTTTCTTTACGAGCGCGTTGACTGTGTCGTCGAGCGAATTCTGGCTGCGGCGCGGGTGCCCCCAAACAGACAGCCCGGCCTGAAAGGCCGTCGTCTTGCCGGTGCCGGACTCGCCGGACTCGAACGACAACACTGCCGGGGACTGCCCGTAAATCTCTAGCAAGGGCGACGCGAACGACGCCAAGATGGCCATGTTCGCCGGCTGTCTGTTCTGGCTCACGATCGTTTGGACAGCTAGCTTCCACGAGTCCAGCGATCCGACCGGCGCGTAGACATCAGAGATGTCGCCCATATCCACCAGCCGATGCTCTGTCCTAGTCCCATCCTCCCAAGCAACGCTCGTACCGAGCGCAAAGCCTTCTTTGTCGCCAGTCGACGTCCAGCCAAGATGCTGAACGATATGTTCAAGTTCGTTCTGCTGCGAGAGCTTGTCGTAGAACGCCGTCATAATGTCTCTCATCCGGTTCGTCTGTATCGAATCCAGCACGATGCCGCACTGACCGCACTTCGCGCCAAGCTGTGCTCCACCAGCCCCCATGTCTGCTGATGTGACGGATAGTTTGTGCGTCTGTGTCCCGTCAGGGCTCACCATCCTAGCGTGGAAGTGCCACGGGCCGCCATCAGGCATTAGTGTAATCTTTACATCCTTGAAGTGGTACTTGCAGATATACCTAATTTCTGGCTCGCCGCCATCCGCGCCGGGGAAGGACATAAACGTGCCGCCCGCCCCCGCAAAAAACCCTTTGGGATACCGGACGTTCCACCGAATATCTGCCCAAGAGAACCCGCACTGCTTCGCATAGTAGACCAGCGTTCCTATCGTGATCTTCGACAACGTGGCAAAGCCCTTGCCATTACTGTTACTCCAATAAGCTTTGACGTCGTCTGTGCCCTTATAGGCGGCGGCGCCTCTAGCGGATGCTTCGTCCAGAACGGTGCACCAAGCGGCACTAGGAATCTCCGGCGTCATAGTTGCCGCGTCCAATACGGCTTTCCCTATCTTCATCCATGTGTCCCTATCCTCCAACATCTTGTCGTCTAGTACGGATAACATCCGCTTGACAGCGTCGAAACGTTCCTTCGCTTCCAATTCCGCAAAAGCCCCGCCGGTGTCAATCGAAACGTTGGCGCTGCTAGCCGGCGACAGCCCAGCGGGTTGGGGGGCCGAAAACGCGGCGCTGTCAGTCGACAGCATATCGGCGGGGATATCCGCAGGAATGGCGCTTCGCAAGCTGGATAGCGTGTAGTCGTGTTGTGACGCAAACACGACTCTGACAGCCTTCGGGTTGTCTCTGTCCCTATAGTTTTGCGTACCAAGCGGCCGTAAGATGCGTGCCCGGTCGGCCGTCACCGCCAAGTCCGACGGTGTCTGCTTCAGACCAGCAGCTTTGAGACAGGCTTTGAGCCTGACCGCCGTTGGCTGCCAGTCCTGCGCGGGGACGGCGTCGGCTAATGTCCAATAGAGATGCAGCCCGTTGCCGGACGACACCACGATTGTCGGCGAAGGTATGCGCTTGTTTTTAGCTTTGTCTACGACATCAGCGAGAGCTTCTTTTTGGGTCTTATATACTGAAACGCCAGCCTTGGCCCCGTCTGGCTGCGTATCTATATCGGCGTAGAAACACTTCTTTTCCGTTGCCGACTCTATGGTGCGCTCGCCATTTGCGAATGTCCCTACCCCATAGTAAATATCGGCGATCCCTTTGCCGGACAATTGGCGGAGTTCTCTAGTTAAGTCCGTTATCGAGTTCCCGATAAATGACTGCCTCATCACACCGTCGCGCAGCCTTGCCAAGCAATACTGCCCTTCCGCTGGCAATACACGAGCAAAGAACTCTTCTATTTGCACGGACATAACCCCTTCCCGTTCTGGACGCGCCACGGCCCGTGGCGCGTCCATTGTACCGCCCCTTAGTCCAGGGTGATTTCGTCCAGCGCCCCTGCCGCCGCGTCCAACTCGGCGGCCAGCGCGTCCGTCGCCGACGTGTCGTCTGGGTCGTCCAGGTCAAGCGATTTCTGCGCGGGCTCGGGCTTCGTTTCGGGCTTCGTCGCGGGCTTCGTCGCGGGCTTCGTCGCGGGCTCGGGCTCGGGCTCGGGCTCGGGCGCAGGCTGTGCGACTGCCAGTGCGGCGCCGAGCATGTCGGCTACCAATGGATCATCCTGCATCACCGACACTGCCTCCTGCTCCGCTGCGGTGAGTGCGCGGTGAGCCTCAAAGCGGATCTTGGGGAAGCTCGCTTCCGGGTCAAAGGACATCCGCGTGACGATGCTATCGACCGCACGGCCGAGCTTGGACTCGACGGCGTTCAGGTACTTCTTCAGTTCCTTCATGCTCATAATAGGAACGCGAAGCAACATCGGGCCGCCGGCAGCGACGTTATTGAGCCGCTCCACCATCAGCGCCTCAGCGTCGCTGTCCGAAAGCTCCTTGATTTCCTTGAGCGACATCGCCGGGACCACAGCGATAGCATGGTACGTACTGCACGCCTTCCCGCGACTCCCCTCGCGCTCAGCCGTGTTGAACACGTTGCGGGGGCAACCTTGGCATGTCTGGTGCTGCGGCATGTCAACGCCCGGGTCCGGCGCGATACCGTTTGAGGACGCGCACACGGGCGGCGCATCGGCGCCTTCGACGTAGGGGGAGTCGTGGTACGCCCGTGCGCTACGTGGCGCCAACCGGATGATCACTGCTTCGATGGCCGGCTTCGCGTGGTTATCCTCATCGGTCACGACTTGCTCGGCGCCGTCGAACCGCACGTGCCATTTAGACGCCCGGATAGACAGAACGCCAAACGGCGCTCCGACGTCGATCTGGACGTCGGCGGTGGACGTGCCGGCTTTGTGCGCGACCGGGAGCTTGTCTAGGGCTGGTAAGGCGAGGTCTTTCAAATCGCTCATGGATTGCTCCTATGGTTACCGCTTTACGCGGAGAATTTTCGTCTCTTCGTAGGACACGCCGGGCGGCGGCTCGCCGGTCGCCTCGATGTGTGCCTCCACGAACTGCTTTGAGACTCGGCGCTCTAGGGCACCCCAAGCCTCATTTTGGCGAACGTACTCCAACATCTCATCCCAGTCGTCCACCTTCGCACGCCGCTCCGTTGTGAAATACGGCGTTCCAGCGGTCGTCGCCATCGACGTAGCGCCGTTCTTGGTGAGATGCGCCGCCAACATATCCTCTATCTTGCGCATCTTCCCTTTGATCATCGCCATTTCATCCTTATGGCGCTGTGCCGTTCGGTCTTTGATGTCGCGGAGCTTCATATACATCTCCACGACTTCGGCTACAGTAGACATGCCGTTACCCCTTTCCGTTTATCTTAGTCAATAGAGAGCCTCTACTCTGCTCAAACGCGTCAAGCAACGCGGCCTGCATATTCCCGCGACGCTCCAAAACCCGCGCTACCTTTTCCTCCACAGGTGCAGACACCAAGTGGATAATGTGCGTCTTACGGGTTTGTCCGGGTCTAGCGACGCGAGCGCAAGCTTGGTTATATATCTCCAAGTCTGGCAACACAGAGAACCAGAGTATAGTATTCGCCGACGTCAATGTCAACCCGTGCGCAGCTACTTTTGGGTGCGCGATCAGTACATGCGGATCTGTACTATGTTGGAAGGCATTAAAGATGGCCGTCCGCTTGCCTTGCGGCGTGTCGCCGGACACGACTTCACAGGAATAGTGCTTCTCTATGCCGCGCCGCACAATATTCAGCCCATGCTTAAACGGCACAAAGATGATCACTTTTCCCGCTGCTTCTTCGATAATCTCCAGCGTTTCATCTATCCTCGGCTTGTTGTCCAGGGGAATCGGCAAACCGGCTTTCGGGTACATAAACCCCGTGCTGATCTGCAATAGCTTCCCCATTTGGACTGCGGCGTTAACGGCCGTGACAGTGCCTCGCGGATGGGTCGCGACAAAAGTAGCGACCATCTCTTTGTAAGCCTTGCTCTGCTCCGACGAGAACGGGACTTGCCGCATAGAGTAGGTCGTTTCCGGCAAATCGACGCATTCTTCTCGGGTGTATCGAATCGACGGCTGCAACAGGCCATAGACCTTTGCAGTGGCGTCTTTCCGCTCCACCCATTGAAACTGGCTGACTTGAACCATCGTGTCGTGCTTGAACGCAAGCGCCGACAGATTGACCGTGTGCGGCGTAATCAGTTTGGCTTGCGCCCACGCATCCATCGGCCCTTTCGGCGTCGGGCCGCCAGTCAGCCCCCAAATAAAACAGTCCGGCCCCCGACTGCGCAGGAATAGATTGACGGCTTTCCAACGCGCCGTGGACGCATTGCGAAATATCGCCAACTCGTCGATGACGACAACGTCAATATCCGTGCGGTCTATGATGAACTGCCGCAACGATAGTTGTCGTGTGCGCTGGCCATCTACGAAGAACGTTTTCGGGCCATCGTGATTGATGATGTAGATGTCTGCATCTTCTGCTAACGCTTCCTCGCGCAGTTTCCTCGTAGTGCCATGCACGATAGACGTCCTGAGATGCGGCATCCAACGAAAAACTTCATTGGCCCACACAACGCCAAGCGTCGATAGCGGCGCAATGATCATCATCTTGTTTACGCGCCCAACTTTTTTCAGGTAGTCAAACGCGAACAAGACGCTCAATGACTTGCCTGTACCCATTTCCGATAAGCAATACGCCCGGGTATTAGATGACAGCAGCGCGGCCGTCTGCCGCTGCGCCTCGAATGGTGTCACCCCCGCCCAGTCATACCGACTGAGAATCGGCGCTGGTACGTCGTATCCCAGGTTCTGCAACACGATGGTCGTGTCTGGATGGTGCGGGACTAGCATGAACTTCCCGTCGCCCCTGTCGACAGTCTTATGCGGGACTGTCGTCAGGTGCGGGTCATACGGCACGACAACGATAGGACGTTTGCTGGCGAGTGAAAACCCCCTTCCTGCGCTCACGCCAAGTCCACCTGCTCCATCCACTGCTTGACCTCCAGCAATGTCGCGTCATCATAAACTATGAATACCCGAGCGCCGGCCAAGACCATGTCGGACTGAGTCAACGCTTGTCTCGGCGTCAGCTTAGGCGGCGTCTTGCCCTTCGGCTTGGCCTTCGTCTCAATGAAAAACGCCCGGCCCCTATAGACGCAATGAAAATCCAACCCGGCCGCGCCGTAGCCGGATTGTACCGGCATGAAGTAATAGCAGTCACAGCCACGGCTATGCAATAAGGCTTTGACTTTTTCTTTTACGGCGCCCTCCGGTGTCTTAGGCATACTCAAGTCCTTTGTCCAGTGCCACGGTAATGCGCTCGATAGTTTGGAGCGCGCGAGCCGCGTCTTCATCATCCATCAGATGAACGCCGGGCGGCGCCTCACCTTTCTCGTAGAAGTCCAAATGCTTGCTAAGCAGCTTCAGGCTTTCTTCCCAACCGCGCACGGTAATGCGCCGCGCTTCTTCCTTTGAAAACGCCTTACGCCGCTGTTCGTACTCAGCAATTGTCGCCATAGTATGTACCTTCTGTTTGAATTGACGGCGCGGACCAGACAGGCCCGGCCCAAAATGCCGGCAGGCGCTTGACTTCTTCTTCCCGCGCTACGCGCTTATGCGTCATCCCACAATACGTGCAGCATTTCGGGTGCTTCAACAGCCCGCGCCGGGCTTTCGACAATTTCTGAGAAATCTGTGTGGCCGTGTATTCTCTGCGCCTATCGCAGCACGTATGGTAAACCGTGACCCTATCCGTGCTAGGAGAGTCATCTTTTAGAATCTTAACGTCTACAACAGTGACGCTAAGCTCTTTGATGGACTGTCCGACCTCGAACCGTTTAGCTCTTCTTGTGGCCATTCATTCTTGCTCCCTGTAGTCTTCTAGAGGACTCCAATGAATTGTCCTTTCGCTTGGGTCAGGGAAATATGCTTCATCCGCAGTTCCATCTGCATTTATTCGGAGCACCTGATAGACTCCTTCTTCCAGCCCATGGACAATATCCCATGTGAGTGCATTTGACTGCCAAACAGCCTGATCCTCGTTGATGACAAGGTAGATTGGATATGTGCTCATTGCATTACCCCTGTTGCGACGACACTCCGTCGTGCGAATTCGTATCTTTATTAGGCTCAGTTTTCTTGTAAGCCTTGATGACTTCGACCATGCCGGCTGGCACGTTGGGTGGCAGTGCGCGCAGGACGATAGCCCGCGCCCATTCGATCCATTCTTGAGGCATGTTCATTTAACAATCCTCAAATCTCGTAATAGGCTCTAGTGTTTGCCGATCATTAAGGGAGCAGTCAGTTGGCCCCCCATACCCGTATGCCTCACACACGACGCACAGGTACGTCTTTGCTTGGCACCTAATTGTCGGAAGCTTATAGAATGGCCTGCATGTGTTGCAGACATGCCCCTGGATTATTTCTTGGTCCACTGGCGTGAATTCACTCATACGAACCTCTGTTATGGTGGACCTCCGGGAATCAAACCCGGCCCGGATCGTGGCGTTTACCTAGGATGCCGCTCTCCGTCCGCTTCAGCGCGTTCGGCCCAAGTTAGTGCCGCGCTCTCACGGCAGTCGCACCACTAAGCAGGTGTCGCTTTCCAGCTTCAGGTGGCGACCCTGCTGGCGTTACTATCCAGCTCTGAAGACCTCACCAATTTGAGAATTTGGAGCCCGTCTCGTGGGCAAGCCGGTCAGATTTCGGCTGGCGAGGACTCTGTGAGTAGCGCAGATGACGGGCAACTGCACGTTTACCTAGCCTATCTGACAAGGGTCGCGGTTTTTTCTCAAGGGGCACTCACGCCTTATCCCCTGCCGGAGTCTGCCTACCATCAGGCGGCTTCCGGCTAGCCAACACTTGCTGGTAGCGCATCAGCTTGAACTCCGCCAGCACAGCCGGCGGCTGGATACATCTGTTCTCCCGGCACGTCGGCAGCTTCTTATCATGGTGTCTACACCATGAATAATAGCACTCACTGGTATAGCCGTCAAGCATTGTGTGCACTCCCAATGCCGTGGTATTCGCAAGACGTTACAGGACAGTACTTCTTGCACAGAAAATTCGGAGTTGCCGGGAAATCGGTCGCGTCGATGGCCGCGTACTGTCTCTCCAGTAACGGCGCTACACGCTCCGCCCAAAGCCGATGGACGTCGGCAGCCGTGAACATCTCCAGGTCCGAACGCTGCCCTTTCGGCTCGCGCGTCCAATAGAACCCGGCGATGAACCGCTTGATCTCCGGCATGTGAGCCAACAGCGCCATCATGCAGATATACACCTGCTTCCAGTCCGGCCGCTTTTTGCCGGTTTTCCAGTCGATGACGACGGCAACGCCGGTATCCGGGTTGTACGCAAGAAAGTCGATGATCACCCGCGTAGCGACGTCGCTTGAAAAGAAATCAGTCGGGCGAAGGTCAGCAGTCATGCCAAGCTTCTGCTCGCCGCATATTTCCCCATACGCCGTGCGCGCCGCCTCTAGCATCGGCTGATACATCCGATACGGCAGCGGCAGCGACGCGCCTTCCGTCAGGAAAGCGTCGAACGCCGCGTGCAGCTTCTGCCCATCGCCAGCAGCGCCGGACTTCTTATCCTCATAGTTCTTATAGTATTTGAGTTGCGCCCATTTCCTTGGGCATAGCTGGAATTCGCTAACATGCGAATAGGACAGCGGAATGTTCATAGCTTTATCAAGTCCCCGTAGTTATCGCCGATGCTAGCCTCGGCGTCGACTGCCATGCCCGGAGCCCAAGCCACAGGCTGCGCCATCTCTGCACGTAAATAAACGCCAAACTTCTCCGCGTGCTCCTCGCGGACCATGTATATCAGCTCATCATAGACGCTATGCACAGCGCGCAGATTAAACCGATCGTAAACGCGCAACTCCGCGTCCGTCATCACGATGCGCGCCAACGCTTGAACAGCGTTCTCCACTAGCTTCGGCCCATAGGTCCGCGTTACGTCCTTCCCGTAGCAGAATTCCCACCCGCTCGTCGTCCGGCGCAGATTGCTAGGCAGGACGCGCTTCATGTCGCCCGGCCGCTTAAGCTCCCACCCGTCCGTCGTTCGGCGCAAGTTCGGGTACATGACCCGCATCCCGCTCGGGAGTATCATTTCCTCCTTGCGGAACGCCAGCGGGCCATATGATTTATCGACCCCAGATGGGTCGTCGTGCATCCACTGCAACCATGTCTCCGCTGTCTGCCACAGCTTGACGATGTCGATGTATTTTTGCCGGTAGAGCTTAACGATGCGTGCCACATCATCCAGCGTCACGTCGCTAATAAACTGCCGCAGGACGAAATGGAACTTGCTCGCGCCCATGCCATATTGTAGCCCCAACATGGCGAACTTAGCGACATCGCGTTGGCGTTTCGTAACGGACTGTTCATCCGCAACGTTATACAGCTCCATCGCGAATGAGATATACGGGTCTTCCCCCGAGCGAAACCGGGCGAGCAAGTCGTGCTGTCCCGCCAGAAACGCTGTCATGCGCAGCTCTATTTGTGACAAGTCACAGACGACCAATTTATACCCGGGCTGCGCAGTAAGCGACTTGCGCAACTCTTTGTCCCCGGCGCGCTTTGGGAGGTTGTACAGATTCAGCTTGTCCCAACCGGAATTGCGCCCAGTATGAGCCCCCCACCACAGCGTTGGAACCCCAAACGCTTCACAACCGCCCGTTTTCGCGACGTCCAACAGTCGTTGTGTGCGTGTCTCAGCCAATGACGACGCATGACCAAGACGAGCCGCCACCAGTGCGGCCACTTCTGCATTGGGGTGTTCTAGCAAGTCTGTGAATTCTTTGTCGGACTTGGCGAACGCATAGGTCGTCTTGCCCGTGGCTGGACTCTCCTTTGTCGGCGGCTCGACGCCAGCGTTACGAAGGGCGTCGGCGAACTGATCGCGGGAGCGCAGGACTTCTGGCGAGATACCCTGCGCTTTTTCCAGCAATGCGCGCTTCCGCGCTGCCAGCGTCGCGAGATACGCCTTCAGGTGATCAGTCTCCAACCTGATCGTCGGTCGTGTGAACCGCTTGACGACCAAATCTAGCAAGCGTTGCTCAGACTCCGGGATTTCTGGCAATTGCTGATGCGCCAGTTCGGCACAAATCAACGTGTCTCGGACGCAATACGCTCCATAAGCGTCTAGTTCTTGCGGCGAAAAATCCGCAAGCCGCTTCCCTTTCGCGTCCGCAACATAGCCCAGCTTCGGGCCGACATTAGTAAGGGCGGCCAATGTGGACAGCCGCGTTTTTCTTTGCGGCAGTCTCGGGTCATTGAGCATG